AAATGTGGCCAGGATGAAAAAAACGGCTGCCGGAAATGGCCGTCAGCGCATTCAAAATGACCGGGGATAGGTAAGAGTATAGCCGGTAAAACAAAAACGTCCTGGCGGGGATGTGTGGCAGCGATGGGACATTTACCGGAAAACAAAAAATCCCTGGCGTGGCAGCGCAATTTTTCGGAGCCGTCTGCAGAGGATCCGGAGCAATGGATCCAGATCATGGCCAAAGAGAAAATAAAAAATGCTTTGAAACGTAAAAATAAAGAAGCTGAAAGCCGCATGGTTGACGCGTTTTCAGCTTCTTCTTTTTAAAATAATTATTTTACGTCCGATAATACACATTATGTAAAATCTTACGTGTCTATTTTTAATATAATTCACTAAACAAGTAAATAATATTGTTATACCGCTTGCGTTATTCTACCACATAGTATATAATACTGTCAACCAAAAATATAGAGGGGGCGGCAAATATGGAAAAACTTACTACACTTGCATTCAAACTTACACCGGCGCAAAAAGCAGACGCCGAAGTCATGGCGACGATCCGGGGGGCAAGTCTTTCCGAATACGTCAGAAATTTGGTTTATCAAGACTGCAAAAAGAATGCTGAAAAAATTGCAGAATACCGGGAAATGTTAAAGAAAATGAACGAATAACCGGGAAACGTCCTCACAGAATCGCCTGCAATGCGGTTTTAGAGGACGGTTAATGGTTTTGTATGCGTCAAAATTAAATCGCTGCCACAGAGGGCGCGGGAATCCCCGGGCAGCCGGGGCGTAATAACGGCGGCAGGCCGTCACATATAAGACAGCAATTTCAAACTGCGTTATATGATCGCTGCCGGATCAGGCCGCCAGCACGGCGAAAATTATCCCGCTGGGCGTACTGATCCGGGGCGGCGGCAGCGTACTAAAATCGTACTATTTTTTGAAAAACGACGTGAAATAAACGTGTTTTATGCAATGGCAACAACAGGAAAACCGCTTGCAAACTGAAACGAAAAAATATAAAATTTCAGTGTAACTCTAAATAGAATTACAAAAAAGAAGCCGCCAGCCCTGTTTTTATCAGGTCGGCGGTTTTTTATCGTACTATTTTCGTACTAAAATTTTAATTTTTCCAATCTTTCCGCAACGGTGGCGGCCTTATCCGGGTACAAATGCGAATATATTTCAAGGGTCGTGGTAACATTCTCATGGCCTAACCTCTCACTGATCACCAGCGGCGGCAAGCCCATATCTATTAACAGGCTTGCGTGTGAGTGCCGGAAGTCGTGCAGGCGTATTTTTGGCAAGCCTGCCTTTTCCGCTGCGTTATTGTTTGTGTAGCGTAGTATCTCAATATCAGGCAGCCAAAAGAAAAGACGTTCCCCGGGTTGCGGATCATAAAACCGGGCGGCGATGTAGTCGCTTATCTCACGGATCAGGAAGGGCGGCAGCGTAACAATGCGGTTACTTTTTGGCGTTTTGGGCGGCTGGGTAATTTTCAGAGCTACGGAAAATGTTTTATTTATGTCCAGCGTTCCGGCGGCAGGGTCAAAGTCGCTGATATTTAAGGCCAGCACTTCGCCAATACGCAAGCCGGTAAAAAACAAAATCTTAAAAATAAGCTGGTATTTTTCTTTTACAAATGGCAGGAATGTTTTAAACTGATCCAGCGTGTAAAACTGTATCACTTTTTCCTGTTTTGCCGTTCCCATGCTCCCGGCAAGGGTCGCCGGGTTTTGCTTCAAGCCGTAATACTTCACGGCATAATTAAGAATCGCCACAAGCTGCACATTGATTAAGCGCAGATACCTGGGCTTGAAATCATGTTTTAATAAATCGTTCTGCCATTTCCTCACGAATAACGGCGTAATGGTCGCCAGCGAATAACAGCCGAAAACAGGCGTGATATAGTGCTTGAATATCATTCTCTTTTGTAATAGCGTGGTAGGTTTCAGTCGCTGGGCGCAGTCAGCAAGATAATTTTCTACAAGGTTTTTAAATAAAATGTCACTGCTGCCGGAATGCTGCTCTAAATAATCTTTCTCAAATTGTTTTGCGGCGGCAGCGGTGGCAAAGCCTTCTTTCTTTTTCTTTTTGCGCTGCCCGGTGTAGTCGGAGTAATAAAAAGCGGCGTAATACTTTGTCTTTCCGTTCCTGTCTTTGTAAGATTTTACAGGCATAGTTGTTTCCCTTTCCGGGCATAGAAAAAGCCCTGCAGCCGTCTGTTATTGGCGTAACAGGCGGCTTTTATTTTTTGGTGGATGATTTTATTTATAGTTTGGCCAGGGCAAGCCCAGGCGTTTTATTTATTTGTTGGCGCGGATCCGTCCCAATCGCTTTGTGTTATGTTTTGAATGGCGCCTTTTTCTGCTTCAGTTGCCCAGGGATGCCAGAGGGTTTTATCTTTTGGATCATAGGGGCTTGAAAATTTAAAAACGGTAATTCTATCATGGAAAAATCTTTTAAAAATCGGGTAGGTTTTATCCAAAACCTCGGCTTTTGTCGCTTCGACTATAAGTTTTAAATCATCAAAAGTTATATGTAGTTTGCCCTCCATGCGTCCGGGCTTTGGATATACAGAATCTGTAAAATATGTATTTTCAATGTATAAGGCGTCGCTATCGTCTGGATCCAATTCAAAGGCAATATCTGCAGAGCGTAAAACGTGCAACATCATTGCGCGGTCGTCCGGCTCAAAGCCTACAAGGGTATTAACATCTATTCCCAAAGCGGCAGCAAGCTTTATAAGAATTTCTATTTTTGGCTCATAGCCGCGAGTTTCATAATTGTTATAAGTCGAGAATGTTATACCGATTTTTTTACAAAGCTCTTTTTGGCTTAAGCCGGCTGTTTCTCTAAAATATTTTAAATTATCGGCAAAAGTCATAGCAAATCACTTCCTACAAAGCTTTATGTTCAGTATAGATAATACAACACAAAAAAATATTATGCAAGTTATTTTAACAAAAAATAGCTTGACATAACTTTAAATAGCGATTATCATAAATGTATAACCTGTTTTAACAAAAAATAAACAAAATTGACTTTTAACAACAAGAGGAGGCGACGTGATGTTTTCTGCAAAAAAGTTCAAGTTACTGCTCATTGATAGCGGTATGAGTGTGAGAGAACTTGCAAGCGTGAGCGGTGTTTCCGCGGTGGCCATTGGCCAGATTTTAAATCATGGCGTAAAGCCTACACTTCAGACCGTGGGCAAATTGGCCAAAGGGCTGAAAGTTTCTGCAGCGGAATTGCTGACGGATGACTAACAGGGCAAGCCGTAGAGAATCCACCAAAAAAGGCTGACGTGCGCCAACGTGTCAGCGAATAAACCGGCCGGGGTTGTGCTCCGGTAGAAAGGGGTTAACATGGACAATATTCAATTTATTGCAGCGCATACCAAAAAGCCAGGGCAAGGAGTTTTCCGCATAGGTAAAAAATCAGGCCGTAAAAGGCGGCAAAAATTGAACCGTGAAACGGCTATCATGCAGGGAATCGTAACAACACAGCTTGACGTTTCGACTGTAGCGGTTCCCGGGATGGGGAACAAGGCTCTGATCACAAAGCCAGCAAATAAAACTGTAAACGGCAGGGGGTGAAAAAATGGCAGAGGTGGGAAGCGTGGCAGCGAGTGGCCAGCGGCGTTATATGATGGACGCGCCGGAAGTCGCGGCGGCGTTAGGCTGCAAAATCGGGTTGGCATATAAGCTGATCAGGAAATGGAATGCAGAACTTGAAGCAATGGGCAAGCTGACGATCCGGGGCAAGGTGAACCGGAAATATTTTGAAAGTAAAATGGAGGTGTGAAGCATGAAACAATTAACCTTTGCCGGGTGTTGTCTGTACTACTACGGCCTGGAAGTTTTGAAGCTGGCGGTCTATACAGTGGCAGCGTTGGCATTATTGTTTATGATCCACAAGCTGGTCGGCTGGGCGTTATGGGTAATAAGTTTATAAAGGAGTGGTAACGAAAATGAAAAGAAAAAATGTTTTTGAAATCACAGAAGAACGCCGGGGCAACATAAATGGCCATTATGATTTGACGACAAGCGACGCGATTCTTATTAACGAAAAGTGTAATAGCAAGCTGGAAGCTATAGGCGAAGCGTTTATTTATGGCTACGAAATGGGGTGCAGGGCAACAACAAAAGGAAAACACAAAGAATTAACACAAAAAAAAGGCCCTGTACCGCGCCAACGGTAACAGGGCAGCCTTAAACATCCACCAAAACATTTAGGGCGTAATTATTATAACATAAAGGGGGCGGCAATAGCAAGCCGTGCCCTTGTGTTGACTAATGCCGGAAATGACCAGGGATTAGGAAGAATTAGTATGGAAAAAATAATAAGCATTGACGCCAGCAGGCGAAACCGGCGGGCGGCGTGGGAAGCCCGCATAATTGAAACGGTACGGCAAAAATTAAAAGCCGTAGACGATACGAACCTTGCACCAGCAGAAGAAAAACTAAAAGATTATGCGGATGTTATAAGCGTAATAATGAAAGAACCGTATTATAAAGAACGCATGGAACGAAAGAAAAACGATTTCTGAAGAGATCGCTGCCGGAAATCAATTTTCCCTGGGCAACGGTGGCGTGGAATGCCTGGGCGCTCATCCGGATCATGGCAGCGTGTGGAAAATGTTTCGCCGGTCGGGCGTACCTGCAGATCAGGAAGAAAAGCGGCTGATTTTTCGGAAATGTGGCCAGGATAAAAAAAACCGGCTGCCGGAAATGGCCGTCGGCGCATTCAAAATGGCCGGGGATAGGTAAGAGTATAGCCGGTAAAACAAAAACGTCCTGGCGGGATGTGTGGCAGCGATGGGATATTTACCGGGAAACAAAAAATCCCTGGCGTGGCAGCGCAATTTTCCGGAACCAGCTGCAGAGGATCCGGGGCAATGGGTTCCAGATCATGGCCGGGGGAATAGGTGGGCAGTATGAAAAAAGAGAGAAAAGAAGGACAATTGATTTTGTTGGATCGCTGGGGCGTTATTTTTGCCGAACTAACAGACGAACAGGCGGGCAAAATCCTAAAAGCTATGTATCAATACAAGCATAAAGAACAAGTACCACAATTTAAAGATAACGAGTTGCGTTTGTTTTGGTTGGATGTAAAACAATGGATCGACGAAAGTAACGAACATTACAAGAGCGTAATTGAAAAAAGATCTAAAGCCGGGAGGGTAAGTAGCGAAAACCGAAAAAGTAAACAAAACGAACAAATGTTAACAAGTGTTCAAAACGAACAAGTGTTAACAAGTGTTGACAATGCTAATCCTAAACCTAATGCTAATGCTAAACCTAATGCTAATCCTAAACCTAATGCTAATGCAAAGGGTAATGATATTGATCATGATCATGATCCAACAGGGTCAAACTTCGAAAAGATAAAACGATATTTTGAAAACAACATAGGAGATTTAAGGAGCGCAAATGAATTACGGGAATTAAAAGATTTATCCCGCCAGTATTTTGCAGATTATATAATTTCTTGCATTGATTTTATGAAATATAAAAACGGTCGATCTGTAGAATATTTAAAAAATGTTTGTGATTCACAATAAGAATAAGGCTGGGCAAAATAAACCGTCCTGGACAGACAAGCGACTAAATACACTCCCCCCATTGAAAAGGCCGGGGGGTGGCAGCGTCCAGACCGGCGGTTAAGAAAAATTTACAAGGATTTGCCGGAAAGCCAAAAGATTTTAGTAAGCAAACTACTTGCGCGTGCTGCTTATATAAATTCAAAATTAGAATCAACAGAAAGCCAGCTTGATCAAGAGGGAATGATTGTAGATTTTGAAAACGGTGGACAGGTGATAAAAAGAGTAAATCCGTATTTAAAGGCGTATATGGATTTGCTGAAAATATATAATTCGCTAATTGAACAAATTGACGATATGATTAGACATGATAGAGATATAGCCAGAAAAGAAAATCACAAAACTGCTGAAGATCCGTTGATTGATTTTATTAACGCAAGATAATATTTTATAAGATTATGGCCAGGAACCGCGCCGGTTGCCTTGGCCTTAAAGATAGGGGAACGCCGGGGCCAGCGAATAATAGAATGTAAAGCGGCCGCTGGCGCTACGGATCAGAAAGACAGTTAAATACTTTTCCTAAAATATGACTGAGGCAAAAAGCCTAACGGGAAAAAACGACAGGGATGCAATGGGCAGAAAGAATATAAATATGATTAGAGTAAATGAGGGTTCTCTGAAATATATTAGACGATTCATTAAAAGGATTTTATTGCAACGCGTACCAGATTATTAACTACGAATCAGCTGACGGTTGCCATTAAGTAAGTATTTTACGGGGTGTTGCTAGTCGCGGAACCGCTGGTTCCCCGTTCCGGAATGTGGCAGCTGATAAAAGACATGGTTAAACATCAAAAAACTTTAACGATTTGTAAGTGAGAAAGGAAAAACAAAATGAAAAAATACACTGATCTGAAAATTGGTGAAGAAACTTATAAACTGCATTTTCCTATGAAATGCGTTATAGCTGCAGAAAAAGAATTGTCTTCGCATAACATTTTAACGATATTGGAGCAGGCAAAAATTAGACACATCCCGCCTAGCCTGTCTGATATGTATATATTATTTAAATATGCAGTGGCAGGCGGAAATCCGGAAATAAAGGAAAATGAAGTTGAAGAATTATATTATGCTGCTATTAGTGAATATTCCATTCCGGAAATATTGGGAACTGTTATTTTAACGTTAAGGGTTAGCGGTGTATTGGGTGAAAAAGCCGATTCTGGAAAAAAAGACATTTTGAAAAAGGATATTGGCGCCGTTACAGGCTCTGAAGAATAAGAAAAATAAGAGGAAAGCTTGGGAAGCTCTGGCGTTTGCACCATTGAATTTTGATAATAAAGGAGTGAAAAAACAATGGCAGATGCAAAGATTACCCTGGTAACAGAAGCTAAAGACGAAGGGCTTAAAAAATTAAATACGGAGCTGGCGGCCGGGATGCAGAACGTTTCTGCTATGAAACGGCAGCTGAAGGATCTGGAAGCGGCCACGAAACAGGGGACGGCAGCGACCAAAGAGCAGGCGGACGCCATGAGGAAATTGCGCCAGGAGATTAATGAGCAGACCCAGGCCAACCAGCAATATGCCCGTGCTATCAATTCCAGCATTAAAGAAATGGAGAGCATGGCCAAGGCATCGGCTGCAGCTGACGCCGGCGCCGCGGGGCTGGCCGGAAAGTTTAAAGTAACGGAAGGATTCACAACGGCGTTTTCTGTCGCACTGGGAAACCTAGCTACCACGATTATGACCGGTGCCGTGGCCGCATTGGCAAGTTTAGGCGAGGCGGTAATGACTACCGGCGCACAGATGCAGCAGGGCGTTTCTCATTTGGCAGCGATTAAAGGCGTAACCGGAGACGCAACGGAAGCGTACCGTACTTTTAACGACGTTTACCGGAATACCACGTATGACGAAAGCGCTGTGCAGCAAATGGGGATCCAGTTAATGACACTAGGGTACAGCGCTCAAAATGCGGCGGACATGATCCAGCTGTGTGCCGATACGTCTGCAGGGCTAGGAAAAGGGCAGGCGGAAGCGCAAGCTATGGTTGACACGATTTCTAGAATGCAGGCGACCGGCGAAGCCACAAGTAAACAGTTTGTAAACCTGCAGATGGCAGGGCTTGATCTTGACAAAGCATTTTCCAAAATCGGCATGACTGCAGAAGAAGCGTATAAGGCCATGGACGACGGTACGCTGGACGCCCAGAAAGCCATCGGTGCCTTGACGGATTATATGCATGAATTTGACGGCAGCATGGCCAAAAGTAAAGACAACACGATCGACGCCTGGGGTGACGTTACCGGTAACTTACAGACCATGTGCGCGGAAATTGGCATGGGAATATTTGACGCCTTCAACCAGTCGGAAATTATTCAGGACCTAATTGCGTTTACTCAGGATCTGGTCGACATGGTACGCGGGGAAGGTTGTGGTGCATTCTCTGACCTAAAAGAAATAGCTTCTGTAGCCCTGGATATCATTGACGGAGCATTAAACGTTATTATTACTACTATGAAATTTATAATATTAACCGTTGATGAAGTATATAGTGCTTTTAAAAGCTTTGGGCAGCAGGTTTATGATGCTTTGCAACCGGCGATTGACGGACTGCTTTACGTTTACGATTTAGTAAAAAGTATCCTGTCTTCAATTGGCAAAGGGTTTGCCGGCGAAGTAAAGAGAAGCTGGGCACAGACTTTCGGGAAGAAAACAGAAATAGAACCAGAAGACCGGGCAAGTCAGAACCAGAATCATTTTAGAACTGTAAAACGTTCCGTAAAAGAGCCGATTGCAAAAAGTGGCGGCGGCGGACATTCCGGAGGTTCACGTGGCGGTTCCGTTACCAAGCAGCTGACGGAAGAAGAAAAAGCAATAGGATCTTTAATAAAAAAATATGCTGACGCCAACAAACAAAAATGGCAGCTGGTAAATTCTACTCTCGAAATAGCAAGAATTAATATTTCCATGTTAACCGGAGAAGAAAAACAAACCGGCGAACTACAGATAAAATTGACAGCTTTAAAAAATTCTCATGATCAGCTTATGGAAGGTTATAAAAACGAATTAACACTTGCAGAAAAAATTAATAATCCTGGCGTCAGGGAAAGAACTATAAAAAGCATTCAAGACCAAATTGACGCTGAAAATAATTTGTATGACGCAAAAGTGAAATCTGCTAATTTTGAATACAATTTAAAAGAAAACAATGAAGATTCAAAAAATCTTATGGATAGGATTTTTGGTAATTCGGACGAATATGCAAGGCGTATAAACGAAATAAAAGAGCAGTTAAACACTCAACTTAAAGACTTAGACATTTTAAAATCAAATGAATCCATAGACGAAGGCGAAGGGCTTGGAATAATGGCTAAAATCTTAAAAGTGAATCCTGAAGAACTGGCAGAAGAGTTTGCTGCTAAAGGCCAGACGCTTGCAGAATTTATCGACTTGTACAAAAACAAATTAGCCGAAAAAGCACAAGCGGAAAAGGACTCGTTAACTATTGCGGAACAATGGGCGAAGAAGACGGAAGAATACGCTAAACAGGTTGGCCGGTCAATGGGCGACGCCATGGCGGATTTTGTACTGGGCGAAAAGAGCGCAAAAGATGCGCTGGCCGATTTTGTAAAAAGCATTATTCAAAACGCCGTGAGGACATTGACGCAGTGGGTTGGTGTATGGGCGACATATATGGCGTTCGGTTTAGGCAATGCAAAAGCTGCAGCGAAGGCAGCGAACGCAACCGTATTTGGCCCGATAGCAGCAGCAACCGGTGGCTATATTTCCGGCCCGGGTACCGGAACCAGTGACAGCATCCCGGCCATGCTCAGCAATGGCGAGTATGTCATTCGCAGCGCAGCTGTTAATATGATCGGCCGGCCCGCGCTGGATGCGTTAAACGCCGGGCGGGTTCCGGAGTTTTCGGGCGGCGGCAGCGTGGACGATACTATTGCGGCGGCAGCGGGCGGCGATTCTATTACGCTGCAGGTATCTGCTATAGACGCAACATCTTTTGCCGGTTTCTTGGATCGCGGCGGTTTGGACAAAATCAAGCAAGCGCTTTATGAAGAAAATCGCCGATTCAGATCTACGTCGGGGGTGTGGTGATAATAATCTCATTAACCTGGTAATTGGACGGGCATGATGGCTAACACAAATAACTGTGGCAGCAAATAATTTCGGCCTTATAGTACCCCCCCATTTCAAAAGGCAGGGGGTCAATCCGTCCAGACCGGCGGCTTACATTCGAATAACACACGGCTCATTTTTGAGATAGGGGGGGTATCAATGGTAAAGATGGTTAAAAGCCGCAATATAAGCGGAAAAGAAGGCATTTTGAAGGCGAATACAAAAAGAACCAAAAAAAACGAAGAAAAAGAAGCGGAAAGCGGCGCGGTTACTGAATTTGAAAAACTTCGGAAAAGGCAAAAAAGCGAGGAAAGACGGCTACGTTATATTTACAAAGATTTACCGCACAGCCAAAAGATATTAGTGAGCAAAATACTTTCAAGATCGGCTTACGTCAATTCGAAGCTTGAAGAAATTGAAACGCGGCTGGATGAAGAAGGGCTTGTAGTGGATTTTGAAAACGGCGCGCAAATTATGCAAAGAGTGAACCCGTATTTAAGGGCGTATATGGATTTACTAAAAATATATAATGCGCTTGTGGAACAAATAGAGGATATGTTAAGGCATGATAGGGACCACGCTAAAAAAGAAAACAATGAAATTGACGGAGAAAATGATCCGTTAATAGCTTTTATTAAAGCGCGAAGGTAAATTAAATAACAAATTGGCCAGGATCGCGGGCAACGTCCTGGCGTTTTTTTATTGCAGCGCAATTTTCCGGAACCGGCTGCAGAGGATCCGGGGCAATGGATCCAGATCATGGCCAAAGAGATCGCTGCCGGTAAATCAATTTTCCCTGGGCAACGGTGGCGTGGAATGCTTGGGCGTTCATCCGGATCATGGCAGCGCGTGAAAAATGTTTTGCCGGTC